AATCGCTTTCGCACTGCCGTCCGGCAATGCCCCGCGTGTCAGCAATTCGCGCGAACTCTCCCGCAGCCTCGTCAGTCCGGCCGAGCACGTCGGCGAGCAGATCGAGGGCGTCGCCGGCTGTCGAGCTTCCGGCCGCAGCTGCGGAATCGCGGGCGCGCCCGACAAGCTCGGCGACTTGCTTGCGCAGGCCGCCAGCAGCAGAATCAGCGGCGGCAGCATCAGCGAGCGCCTGATCACGTTTCTTCCAAGCATCTTCAGCATTCCCCTGTTGTTGGCGAGCAATTCGGTCGCTTTCGTCGCGCTCGGCAGCGAGCTCGCGAATTCGCTGCGCCTGTGTTTCCACTGTGTGAGACTGGTCGGCGTCGCGATGGCCCTTGAAATAGCCGGCCGCAGCGCCGATGACCACCGAAGCCACGATCGCGAACCAGATGCGCGGATCGAACCAGGTCATAAACCCTCCGAATATGTCGTGCTCGTCGCGCCAAACGATGCCGTGAGCACCTGCCGCCGCGGCTTCGTGCCGATCGGCGCGAGGCCGATATGCACCCACGTACCCTCCTGGATCAGCTGGTCGAACTCGATCGACGACGCGCTGATCGCCCGGCAGATATCGAGCGGTGCACCAAACTTCGGGCAGACAAAATCGGCGGCCAGGCCCGACAGGTGCGCGCTGCTCGGAACACCACCAACAGCGCGATTGAGTGCTGCCGCCCGATAACCTGACGTGATGATCACGGGCCGACCGCCGAGGACGTCGCGCACGCGCTCGAGCGTTTCCGCCGTTCGACGCAGATTCGCCGCGACAGGCGCCGTCGGAGTGTTATCGATGCCGCGCCGGCGCGCCGTGTCGCTCGCGATCAACTCCTCGAGCGTGAAATGTGCTGTGAGATTTCCCATGTTTATTTTTCTCCGAATACCCGCTTTGCATTTCGTCGCAGCAGCACCTCCAGGTACTGCGAGCCGACGATGCCCAGTGCGCTGCCCAGGCCGAGCAACGCAATCGGCGGCAGATCCGGGATCTGCAGCAAAGCCAAACCCGCAACCATCGAGGTCGCCGAACCAAGCACCGCGCGCCCCGCTACAAGCCGGAACGTCAAATGCTCACTACCCACCAAAACCTTCGCAATGCCAATCAGTCCGCCCATGAGAATCAACTCCAAGATCGTCTTTTCGTGCTCTTGCATTACCGCTCCCCGTTTCCTGCCCCGTAAAAAGAAAGGCCGCCAATTTGGCGGCCCATCACACAATCCCCGTCGCATCCAGCACCATGAAGCGCGAATGCCATTGCTCTCTAAATCCCGACCAGTTCGGCTTTCTCCCACCTCCGTACATTGTTGTGCCCCACGAAACCGTATTTCCGCTCACGCGAATCGAGCTCAGCTCAACCCCTGCCGGGTCGTAGCTCCACGCCTGACGGACCGGGTAAATCCCCGACACGATGACCGGGACACCGTAAGTCCGCGATTCCCACGTAGCACCAGGTGCGCCCAGCGTCGCCCATCCCGTTCCCGGCAGATACTCGTTGTAGATCACATCAAGCACGCGCAGAAACGGCTTCGAGGAATCGGCTATCAACTCACCGCGTCCGTTGAAAACCTGCAGCCCGAACTTTCCGGCCACCGGCGGCACACGATCAAACAGGAAGAAGGAGACCGTGCAGGCACGCTCAGTGATAAACGTCAGCGTGTATGTGTTACCGCTTCGCGCTGTGCGCCATACCGTGATCCCAACGCCGTCAGACGCGTACACGCCGTACATTGGTCCTGCCGTTGAATTGAAGGTGAACGAAACATTCGGCAACGTCGTGTAGAACGCCTTTCCGGCATCATTGAGCGCCAACTGAAGCACCCCGTCCGCCGAGTTTGCCGACATCGCCTGTACCATTTGATAGTTCGGGGTCGAGCCGTCGATCTGATACACACCCGTATCGGTGAACGCTTGAAAACCTGCACTCATCAATACACTCCGAAAACGATCCAGCCGGGAACCTTCACATATGCGTTCGAACCGCTAGCGTTCGCGCTGTAACGCCAAGTGACGCCGAACCTATCGATCGAAACAACGGGCGACGGCTCCGCGCCCGACACACGATAAAAAATCTGATCGGGCATAAAAGCCCAAAACGGTTCCCCACCGGACATATCCGCCCCCACACTTCCGTCATTCCCTCCCGTATGGACGACACCAATCACTCGCCCGGCGCGCGACTTCGCGTCGAGAACCAGACGGCCGGCGCCGTCAAAAATCTGAAGTCCGGCCGTCATCACCACATCCCCATGCGCACACGCAACACGCCATTACCGTCATAAACACGGACGCTGCTACCGTCCATCACCAGCCGATTCCCACTCCCGTCAGATGCGTTGATCTCGAACCAGCCGCTCTTATCGAGCCGCCAACCCTGCCGGCCTGCGATGTAGTTGTCGGACTGGATATAGCTGCCGATCATCGCGTTCGTGATCCAGCCCGCGCCGATGAGCGCTTGGCGAATGAACACCTGCCCGCCCTGCACCACGAATGGAACGATCATCGCGCCACCATTGTTCGGGTCGACCACCGCGAACCGGCTCGCCGACACCAGCACCTGCGATTCGACGATGCCGTCGTTGTTGTCGATTCCAATGCCAATGCCGGCGATGTACGTACGGCCGTCCGACGTGATCTGAGTCTTGATCTGGTATGACGCCGAGACGCGCCCATTCAGATCGGCGTACGACTTCGCCACCGTCTGCACGGCGGCCGCATTCTCATTGGCCTTCGCTTCCACCGTTGTGATCTGCGCGGCCTGCGCGCTGTCGGCATCGACGCGCGCCTGCGTCTCGGTTTGCACTGATGCCGTCAACGTTCCGGCCGCCGATTGCAAATGCGCCGCAACCGTATCGACCCTCTTGGCGATGGCCATGTCGCCTTCCGTGATCGCGGACTGCAATGACCAGACACCCGCATACTGCGTCTCGTCACCGGCATACTCTTCAGCGTCCCCAGCCATCGGCGGGGTAATCGACTCGATCGGCGCGAGCAGATCCTGCCCAAGCGAACTCTTCCCGATCTGATTCCGGAAATAGTCCTCATAGGCGTCCTCGTCCGTGGTCGGCTGTCCCTGAACACCGGGCCCATCCGCCGGATACCAAGGCCCGATGTTTCCGGTGGTGTCGACCAGTCGCGCCCAGAAATAGAACACCTGGCCGACGGCGAGGCCTTGGTACGACGTCGAGGCCTGCGGATAGGCGAAGTCGGAAAACTTCACCGCATCGTCACGGCTCGCCGTGCGGCTGTACCAGAGCTCGGTACGCTGCGTGTCACCCGCGGACCCATCGCCCGGGAATGCCCACTCGAGATTTATCCCGAACACAACGCCGTGGGCCTTGAGCGACACCACCGACGGCGGCGGCGTCGTTTTCCCGGTCAGCATTGTTTCCGCGCTGACGGCCGGCAGCGACGTGACGTTCATCACGTTCTGCGCGCGCACGCGCGCCACATACCGCCCTTGGTAGATGCCTGGCACCTCGACCTGCAGGCCGCCCGTACGCGGCACGCTCACCCACTCACCGTTATCCTTCCGCCATTCCGGCAAGTAGGTCACTGCGTTGTCTGCCGCATCCCACGCGATAACCATCGTCGTTTTCGAAATGCCCTGGTCGATCGCGGAATACGTGGAAATGTGCACGTTGGTCGGCGGCGCCTGCACCGATGGCGGCACGATCGTGATCGGCCGCTGTTGGATCTGCGCGCCGTCATCGATTGCCGCGTACTTCCCCGGCTCGTGCATCGCCGCCGTGATCGTGTATTCGATCCGGCCGTCGTCGTCGCTTTCCTGAACACTAACCACCCGGTAGAGCTGCGCCGCCACTCCGCTGTTTTCCAGCATCCACACGGCACCTGACACCGGGTCCGCATCGAATCGATCCGCCAATGTGAGCGCATCGCCGTCCACAGACTTCACCGTACGCGACTGGGCGATGCCCGACGGCAGGATCGCCGTGAATCGATCGCCCGGCGAGACGGTCGGCGCCTTGTCCAACGTGACGACGGCGCCGGCTACCGAGCGAATCCGTCCACCGATGCGACGGCCAGCCTTTCGCGGATCAGCAATCGCAATTACCTGCCCCGGGCCGACCAGGACGCCATCCATGCCCACCTTGAACGAGACCGTGCCCGACTCGTAGCGCGACGTCAGAAGCAGCCACCGCCCGAGCCGATGCGCCTGCGCCTGCGAAGTGCACCCGAACGCCGTCACCTGCGTTTTGATGACGCCGTACCGCGAAATGCCGTCTTCGTCCGGCACATATTCGACAGCCTGCTTGTACTGGTTCGACGGATCGTTGTAGCTGACGAGCGCGACGGTGTATCGCGTCTTGCGCTCGCTGCCTACATACCGGAACGCCCCATCGATCACGTTGGCTGCGGTGTACACGTACACCGGATCCGACGGCATATCCGCAGATGCGACCACCGCCCCAGGACCCCAGTACGCAATGCCACGAAATACGCCGGCGATGTCCTGCAAAACCTTGAACGCATCAGCCGCCGATTGGATCACGCAGTTGCACGTGAAGCGCGGCTCGACACCGCCCTTACCGTCCGACACCATGACATCGCAATAACGCGCGATCTCGTACAAACCCCACTTGTCGACCATCGATGCGTCGACGGCCTTACCGAGCCCATAGCGCTCGTTCAGCAGCAGGTCGTAGAAAATCCATGCCGGGTTGTTCGTCCACGCCATCTTGAACGTGCCGTCCCACGCCCCCGAATACGTTCGCGTCTCCGGATCGTAGTTCGATGGCACGCGAATGATCAGGCCGCGCACGTGATACGAACGCACGGGCACCTGCGAGAACGACCGTGCGTCGAACGTCATGCCGACCAGCGCCGTCATCGGATAGCGCATCTTTCGATCGATCACCTCCGTGACCGCTTCGATGTTCACCGCATCCGCGATCAATGAACTGTGCGCGTTCGGCGTGAGACGGCGCACGCGCACCAGCCATCCGGTTTTCGCACGCGGCAGCTCGATTCGATGCGAGCGCTCATAGAGCGACGTCGTTTTCCCGTCGAACGCCGCCGACAGCACCTGCGCGTACGATCCCCCGTCGACCGACAGGTCGATCGCATATTCCACGCGATAGCCAAACACGCCGGCCGACGGATCGCTCTTTTGCAGCGCAGGGACACCGAATCGAATACGAATTGCCGTGAGCTGCGTGTTCTGCACCTGCCGCACCCACGGCGCATCAGACGTCAGCGGTATGCCAATAGCCGATTCACGCTCGACTGCCGGAAAGCCCGCCATGTATTCCTGATCCAGCGTGCCGGTGCGAAGGTCGACGCTGTAATTCTGGACATTGACCGAGCCGTCGGAATTCTGGATCGGCGTGCCGTCGAGAAATGCCGACTGCAT